GCTTTAGGGGCAATCAAATTAGAAACCCCAACACTAGGATCTTACACTGCAGATAGTGTAATTACTCAGGTTATTGGAATTGGATCAACTGCTGCAGGAAAGGTGGCATCTTACGATAATACTACAGGAGTTCTTAAATATTATCAACCAGTTGGTCTTGCTGGAAGTTCATTTAATTATAAAATTTGGCCTTTCAGAAGAAATAGTGAACTTGCTACTGGAGGGTCATTATCAATTTTAGGGGCAAGTTCTGGGTCAAATTTGACAGTACAAACTACATTTGGAACTGCTGGAAACCCAGGAGTGACTACTACTTCGGGAAATAGAATTATCAATCTTGACCAAAATTTTGTAGAAGGAATTGCAAATCCAGAAATTGAAAAGTACTCGGGAGAAATCATCTATATAGATAATAGGGCAGCAATTCCTAGGTCTATCACTCAAAAAGAAGACATCAAAATCGTATTAGAGTTCTAATAACATGCCACAAAATACCAACCTCAATGTTATTCCATATAATGATGATTTTGAAGAAAACAAAAGTCATCATAGAGTTCTATTCAAACCAGGAACTGCAATTCAAGCAAGAGAACTGACCACTCTTCAAACAATTTTACAAAATCAAATAGAAAAATTTGGTTCTTATGTGTTTAAGGAGGGAGCAAAGGTTATTCCTGGGCAAACTGGACTTGACTTCAAATACAGTTGTGTTCAGATAGATGCAACATTTTTTGGCATCTCAGTAAATTCATATACCAATAAATTAATTAATAAAACTGTAGTTGGAGAAACTTCTGGAGTCAAGGCATTAGTTGTTAATACACTGACCGATCAAGAATCTGAAAGAGGAAACAATACACTTTATATAAGATATCTTTCGTCATCAAATACTGATTTTGAAACTAGCAAATTTATTGATGGGGAAAGATTACTAGTAGAAGAAGATCTTGAATATGGACTGAGTGTAATTAAATCAGGAAATCCTTTTGCGACTTGTATTTCTGAAAATTCAACATCCGTAGGATCAGCAGCATTTATTGACGAAGGTATTTATTTCATTAGAGGTTTTTTTGTAAAAGTTTTATCACAGACTTTAATATTAGATCAATATAATAATCTACCAAGTTATAGAATTGGATTACTAATTAGTGAAGACATTGTAACATCTTTTGATGATTCAACATTAAATGACAATTCTCAAGGATTTTCTAATTTTGCTGCCCCTGGAGCAGATAGATTTAAATTAAGCACAACATTAATTAAAAAACCACTAGATCAATTCAATGATGAAGACTTCATTGAATTGATGCGAGTAGAAAATGGTACAGCTGCAGATTTTGTAAATACCAGCGATTTAAATCTCTTGCAAGATGAACTTGCAAGAAGAACTTATGATGAATCAGGTGATTATTATATCAAACCATTTGAAATATTTGCAAGAGAATCATTAAACGACAGAGTTTCAAATTCCGGCATTTATTTTGAAAATCAAAAAACTGCACGAGGAAATACCCCATCCGAAGATTTATTCACACTTCAAATTTCTCCAGGAAAAGCATATGTAAAGGGATATGAAATTGAAAAACCATCTTCTACATTTTTAGATATTCGTAAACCAGAAACTTCCAATACTGTAGATACTTATTCATTACCAATTAATTTTGGAAATAGAATAACGCTGGATAATGTTTCAGGATCTCCTATTGTTGGATTTGGAACAACTGCATTTTTAAGTCTAAGAAATCAAAGAGTTGGGACAAATAAATTAGCTGCGCCTGGGGATGAAATTGGTAGAGCACGGTGTTATGATTTCAAATTAAAAGATGCCGCATATACAAATCAAACAAGTAAATTTGAAGCATTTTTATATGACATTGATACATTTACCAAAGTTTCTATTGCGAGTAGCATAACATTAAGTGTCCCAGCATTGATTGAGGGTAATAGTAGTGGTTCTAAAGGATATCTTACTGCATCAATCGTAAATAGTAATATTTTAACATTGAATTCTGGTAGTGGAACTTTTATTGTTGGGGAATCAATCTCTGTAAATGGTATTAGTTCATCACCAACTATTAGTAGTATAACTGATAACACTTTATTTGATGTTAAGTCCTTATATTCTAGCGTAGGTGTAACCACATTTAGTGGGGATTTAGATCTTTCAATTCAAAATGATATTTCAGATGTACCTCTAACTATTAGTGCGGCTTCTGCTGGATCGTGTACAATTACGGGACCAATTACTAGAAAAATTGGGGCTTCGTTATTTGTAAATGATATCTTAGCATATACTAGAAGTGGATTTTCTACAATAACTTATAGTAGAGTTACATCAATTGGACAAAATTTAAATACAGTTACCATAGTTGGGGTGACTACAGTTTCCAATGTATGTGATGGTGGATTGCCTTCGGCAGAAACTCTTAATGGTGGCATTAGAGTTGTTTTACCAGAACTTGAAGATTCGAACAAGGCATCATTTTTCCAAGCAATGCCTCATTCAAATATAAGTAATATAAACTTAGATAATACACAATTAGTTTTTAGAAAAACTTATCCTATAGTTGTAAGTTCAAGTGGAGCAGTTATCATTGAATCAGATGTAGATTCTGTATTTGAACCATTTGATGAAGAAAGATATTTAGTTACATACTCTAATGGTACTGTAGAACCATTATCTAGAGGAAAATTAACATTTTCTCAGGATGCCAAAACAATCACACTTTCTCAGTTAAGTGTTTCAGCTGATGCAAATGCTCGTTTTACTGGAACTTTAAGGAAAATTAAAGTTAATGCAAAATCTAAAGTTTTAACTAGATGCGCTAAACTTACAATAAACAAATCTAATAATCCTGCATCAGGATCCACTGGAAATACCTCTCTAAATGATGGGTTAACTTATGGCTCAATTTATGGAACTAGAGTTCAAGATAGAGAAATTTCTTTAAACAAAGCCGAAGTTTTATTAATTCACGCTATTTTTGAATCTGATGATAATAATATTCCAACAATTCCAACTTTAACATTATCCAATATAGTTGGAAATCTCTTAGAAATTCCATCTGGAGATGAATTTATTGGAGAATCCTCTGGCGCTGCGGGAAGAGTAGTCTCATCGACTTCCACAACATTGGAATTTGTATATCAAAACGAAAGAGAATTTCAATTCAATGAAAGATTTACCTGTAAGTTATCTCAAGTAAGTGCAACTATTAGTAATATCAATCCAGGTGATAAAAAAATTAACGCTAACTTTTCACTTGACAGTGGGGAAAGATTAGAATACTTAGATTTTGGTAGAATTATAAGAAAATCTGAATCTTCGGCACCAGCAAGACAAATTACTGTAGTTTTTGATTTCTACAGTACTCCAACAGCAGATGATGGAGAGTTCTTTTGTTACTTAAGTTGGCCGTCAAGAGTGGTTAATTATGGTATTGATTTACCTAGAATTCAAAAGAATAGTCTTAGAAATTCAGACGTAATAGATTTAAGACCTAGAGTATCTGATTATAATATTAATAGTGGTTTTGCTCCATTTGAATTTACATCAAGAATATTCCCAAATGATGGGTCATCAGTGACTACAAATGTAGTGGTAGATGAATCTCTTGTCTTGGGTTATTCTTATCGTCTTCCAAGAATTGATAAAATTATATTGACAAAAAATGGTTTTTTTGAATCAGTTTCGGGTGAACCTGCAGAAAATCCAGTTGCTCCAATTTTAACTAGTGATGCCTTTGAAGTTGCAACTGTCACAATTCCCCCATATTCATACAATGTTCAAAGTGAGGTAATTATTTCATTTACAAAGCACAAGAGATATCAAATGAAAGATATCAGTGCTCTGGAAAATCGTATTAAAAATATTGAGTATTATACTCAATTGAGTTTACTTGAATTAGATACTCAAACTCTTTCAATTAAGGATCCAGTAACTGGATTAGATAGATTTAAAAACGGCATTTTTGTAGATAATTTTACATCTCACGGCGCTCACAATTTAGCAAGTCCTGATTTTAAAACTAGTATTGATACCGAAGATGGCAATATGCGCCCATCTCATTATACTACATCATTAGATCTTTTGCTTGGATCTGCCTCTGCTATTGGCATTGGGACAACTGCAAATGTTGCAGCAGATCTTAGATTTGTAACTGATTTGGGAAATGCAAATATTCAAAGAACAGGAGATTTGATTAGTCTTAAGTATACTGAAATTCCTTTAATTGAACAAAAGTTTGCGTCAGGATTTGTGAATGTAAATCCATTTGCTGTAATAACTTGGCTTAGTAACATTGTATTAAATCCAGAAACTGATACTTGGATTGAAGAATCCCTGCTAGCACCACAAAGATTGGAAGAGCGTGGTAATTATGATGCATTCCTTACTTTATATCAAGCAGATCCAAACACAGGACTTTCTCCTGTTGATTGGAAAGCCTGGCAAACTGTATGGACTGGCAAAACATTAAAAAATGAAACTAGAATTCAAAATGGAACAGTTGCTACAAACACAAAGGTAGTGGATTTTGTTACTGGTGGAGGTGTGCCCTTTTCCAGAACCACTACATTTAGGGATACCTTTGTTGATAGCTATCTTACAGAATATGATGTAAAACAGCAACAGACTAGAGCAGGTATTCAATATAAAGTTAGTCCAAGAATTGATGTAACCGAAATTGGAGCAAAAGTTGTAAGTAGAGAAGTAATTCCTTATTGTAGGGAAAGAAATATTGAATTCATTGCTAAATCAGTTAAACCATCAACTCAAATGTACGTTTTCTTTGAAAATGTAGATATGACTCAATATTGTGTTCCAAAACTTTTAGAAGTTACTATGAATAGTGGCGTATTTTTAACTGGAGAAAAAATTAAATCTCTTACAACAACAGTCAATACGTCAGCTTCCTTCGAACAGTTCACTGCAAGACTTGCAGCGGCAAATCACAAGTATGGTCCCTACAATGCACCAACTACAAAATATTTACTAAATCCTTATAACACACTTCAAGAAATGAGTAGTGGTTATTCTGCAACTTCTACTATATTGAACATTGATACTGCTAGTCTATCAGATATGGCAACTGGGACATTTAAAGGTAGAGTTAGAGTTGGAACAAGACTGAAGGGGGAAACTAGTGGCGCAGAAGCCACTGTCAATAATTTAAGATTAGTATCTGATCCAGCTGCAACTTTGATTGGTTCTTTATACATACCAAACCCAAAATTTGTAACAAATCCACAATTTACAACTGGAACCAAGAATTTTAGAGTTACAAGCAATTCGACAAATTCTACAATAACTGGAGCAGTAGAAAGTGCTGGAGAAACTAAATTTACTTCCAGTGGGGCTTTAGACATAAAACAAGGAACGATTATTTCTACAAGAAATGCTAATGTTCAAACATTAAATCTATCAGAATCTAGAATTGTAAACGGAGTAGAACAGGGAACTACAACTAAAACAAGAGAAGAAACTAGATCTGTTGTCGAATGGGTTGACCCTCTAGCTGAATCTGTACTAATCCCTAAAGGTGAAGATTGTTTTGTAACATCAATTGATGTATTTTTTCAATCAAAAGATACTGCAATTCCAGTTACATGTCAAATTAGAACAATGCTTGCCGGATATCCAACAACCACCATTGTTCCGATGGCTGAGGTTACTCTAGAGCCATCACAGGTTAATGTTTCTAGTAATGGAACTACAGCAACTAAATTCACTTTCAGATCTCCAATCTTTTTACAGGGAGGCACTGAATATGCAATAGTATTAATATCTATGTCAAATAGTTATAATGTTTGGATTTCTGAAAT